ACCGTTAGGCTGCGTTGGGCAATGGTCCACTGGTTCAATCCACGGTTAGCCCAATCCGCCAGCATGAGATTGAGCGACCGTTTAGCAGACTTGAGGTCATAACCAGTACGAACCTCAAGACCACAACGCTCAAACGCCTCCTCAACGTAATCGGAAACGTCTAACTCAAAATCTGTGCTGCCAGACGTAGTCATCTTACTTCTTCTTCTTTACCATACCGCCGCCGCGCATTTTTTTAACCATGCCACCGCCACGCATCTTTTTTACCGCGCCGCCCTTTTTCATCATCTTAGGCTTTGCCGCCATACCGCCGCCGCGCATCTTCTTTACCGCGCCGCCCTTTTTCATTTTCATTTTACGAGGTTTCATCGCCATTTTTTAATCTCCTATAAAGATCGTTGCGTCTCTGAAAGATGTCTTTAACGTCATATTCTTCCAGATACTTGTCATAATAGCCTTTTTTGGCCAGTTTGTCTGCTGATTCCTGTACTTTTGATAAGCGTTGTACAAAAATCATCGCATATTCATCTTCAACTAAGTGCATAAAGCTTTGGTCGTCGATGAAATCATTAGCCTCATCGTGTGGGTGAAAGCCCATTAACCAGATGTCCCTGTCTATAAAAACACCCCCAGAAATAGCATCATTCATAAGTTCCAGATACTCATGAAAAACGTCAGGATCCTGCTTAAAAGCCATGTCTACGATAATAACTAAATCAAAAGTGTCTTCCCACTGAGATATCGTGCTATATAACACCTGCATATTAGTGTCATACTTAAACAAAATGAGAACTTTACCCTCTTCCCAAGCCTTTTGAGCATAAGGACAGGGCGGTAATCCGTTATAATACGGGTTAGGCTTTTGCAAAGTATGCGCAGACCAAGCCAAAATCTCTTGGCATATCTCGCTTTCTTTATCTATATAAAAGGCTATGTTGTTCATGCTTGTGACACCGACCCTTTCGTCCGTTTGCGCCGCCCGTTCATGACAGCGCCACAACCACGTGCCACAGCCGTTCCGGGAATACTGCTGCCACGAAAGGGGCGCTTTGACCTAGTTTCGTAGCCCGCAACACCCCCCATAGCCATCTTTTTTACTTTTGCCGCCTTAGTGTTAGAGACAACAGTTTTTCCCTTGCTGCCCTCACGTTTCTTTTTACGAGCAGTTTTAGCTCTTTCCTCTTTGCTAAGACTATTAGCCTTTGCTCGTGGTAAACAACGGTCAGGTCTTTTTTTATTTTTTGAAGTGCCGCACGAACCTTTGATGCTACCGTCCGAACCAATTCTAACCCAATCTTCATCTAACCATTCCTTTAGCTGTCCCATTACTTGCCCTTTCTTTTGCCACCCTTAGACTTTTTGGCATAATTGGGGTCCTTACAGTATTTGGATGCCGCAAGATTTGCATATGCAGAAGGGTATGTATCGAAGGTACGTTTAGCCCAAGCCTTACCTTCAGGACAAATTTTGCCCTTACTCTTCACCTTGCCGCCTTTCTTCATACGAACAACGCCGCCTTTGGCCATTTTTCTAATGGAGCTAGAGCCTGCCCCCAAATTAACTCGTGTCATGATATCGCCACCACTAAAGCTATAACTGTTGCAGCAAGCTGCAATGCAATCCCACCAAGAATAGCCCAAACCTTTATGTCAAGCCTATCTATGTCTTTTTGCATATGAACAAGATGGTTGTTTTCTAGACGATGCAAAACCGCCTTGACCACCTCAATTTTTTTATCTAGTTCTGCAACCGTCGGTCTGGGCATTTTTATCACCACGCCTTACACGACCAATATCTGGCCGAAAACTTGTCTTTTGCGGTGTCACAATTATGCCGCGCCCTGAAATTCTTTCTACGTCCCGGCTGGTCTTTTTTAATCGACATATTAGGATCCCCAAAACGAACAAGCTTAATTTGGTCCCCTTTTTTGGCTAATACCGCGCTCTTTTTTGACTTTCCGGGGGTACGCTTAGGCTTATTATACCCAGAAAAAGTTTCCCCCCTGTATTTAATTTTTCCGGAAGGGGTTCTAGTTACATCTTTAGTGGTTGCCATTACTGCCTCACTTAAAGAAAAACGTCATGCTTGTAGCAGTTATGTAACTTGCTTTAATTAAAAAACACCGTAACGGCGGTTATATTCGTCAGAGTAGATATAAAGATATCGTCCACACGAATACCGTTCGACGGGATGTTTACCGAGTGAGTGTCAGATTGGTTGAAGTCCAAATCCAGCACGGTGGCCCCGCCGTCACCATCAGTGACGGTAAGACGGGGGGTACCTGCGGCTGTCTTCAACTGTATCTGACGAATCCGAGCAGGGCCTACAGCAAGCGAACCTGTTGCAGTCGCACGTTTTGATTTTACATCAGAATCAGCCATCATAGCCTCCTATTAAGCTGTCGGTGAATCAGATGAAATACCAAAAAACTTCAAAGCAATAACGCCACCCGCACCTGCTGTGCCAGAAATTACAACCTCAACCTCATCAGCTGTTTCAGTAGCGGCAGTTGTTGCGCCACCAGACATACCCAAAACTCCGTTGCAGGGGAAGAAACCCTTAAAGCCGGTCGAGTTAATTGCTGCGGTAATTCCGTCAACAAACCCATCGGGGTCTGCATCTGTTCCAATGTCCACAAGGTTTACAGCGTTTGCTGCCGCGCCTGTTACTGTGATCGCTACGCCCATTGGAATAAAGTTTGAGGGAATGCCGATAGAGGCTTCTTTGTGAGAAGTTCCTGTAGCAGCAATTGTGATCGAAGTGCTGTACGTTGACAACGTCATTTCGTTGGTAAGACCGCCTGTTGTAGCGTTCTTAATAATGTTTTTAAAACCGTTTTCTGAACGGACGGGACCGTTAAAAGTTGTATTAGCCAATGTAATCTCCTGTCTCGGCTAGTGTCAGCCACACCGTGCGGCTGTCAGGAATATAAAAACTATACAACAAAAAAGGGCGACTGTGAAGCCGCCCTTTTCGTCGAGGTATTCAGAACCTTATGCGCCCGGTGTACCGAACACACAACGCCAGTCAGAAACGCCAAAGCTGTAACGCTCACGTGCCTTGAACCGCATATTACCAGTGTCAAAATCGCCTTCCATGGCGGTCTTGATTGGTGCACGGTTGAAGTACTTGAATCCGTTTGGTGCATCCGTCTTGATGAAGAAAGCATCGGTATCGGTCAGGAAGTGGTTTACCACGGCCCCTTCTGGAATCATACCCATGTTCTTCATGGCGTTTGCGTCATTGTCGGCTGTGCCGGGACGCAGGTTTGAGTTAAGCACTCTCTCTGCAATAAATTGCAGTTCTTTTGGAATGATCAACTTTGTGCCACGAACCGCAACCTTCAGACCACGCTCATCAGTGAAGCCTGCAATGTCAATCAGCATCTGCTCAAGAGAAGTCTCGTTGAGGTCAGCGGCGGTTGACAGCAAGTTACGCTGATTGCCTGAAAGTGAAGGGTGTGCTGAAGAACAAAGTGCTGCACCGTCACCGACTGGACTGCCCGTGCTGAACGCATTGTTCAGAATGGAAGCAGCTTTGATCTGCTTGGTCTGGGCCATTGAACGGGCCAGAGCCTTAGTGTAGCGTGATGCCAGACGGTCGTACAAGTTGTCTTCGATAGCTTCCTCAGTAATTGAGAACGCCAGAGCGATTGTTTCATGTGTGTACCGTGCTGTGTAGGTCTCTTGAGCATCGTCAAAGTTGATGGCAGCGCCTTCACCTTTAACAGGTGCTGTTGAGAAGCCCCCGAGCATCACTTCTTCTTCGAAAGCACGATCTGAAGACTCTTCATCGAAGATTTCAGCGTGTTCATTTTCGTAGCGATCATACTCAAGACCGAACAAGGCATTAAGTCCGGGCTCAAGCTCTTTCGCTAGTTGTGCGCGAGAAATAGCCATTTTCTATGTCCCTCCTTAAATGCCAGTGCTTGCTGCTGTAGTCTGAGAATCAGAGCTAGAGCATGGAGCATTGTGGTGGAAATTAAACCGAACTACAAAGTTCACACCTGCTGCATCAAAATCGAGGTTGGCCTCATCGCCAGAAAGACCTACGATACGCATAAACAGTGTTGCTGTTGTTGCGGCAGTTGAAATGTCGATTTCGGCAGTTGAACGACCGGTTGAAGTAGAACCAGACGTGCCGTTTGCCAACGAGACGTTAGCAAAGATGTCGGCCAGAGCAGTAGCACGATTAGTCACAGACTCATCGGCGGCTACCATGAACAACTGGTTTGGGTTGTCAGCAACAAAAGCTTTGACAGGGAAATTCGTGTCTACGCTTACGTTGTTAGCACCGGGCCAGTAGTTCTTGAAGACAGTCTTTTTGGAAGAGCTATCTACGTATTCTACGCCCATCAGAACCCCAAGTGCGGGAACCGTACCACCGTTTGCCGCACCAACAATGTCGATAACACCAGCAGCCAGTGGGATCACTGGCGAGTTCTGAAAAATCGCATTAGTGTTGGTAGCTGCAATCTCATATTGAGTTACACCAGTAGTGTTGGCACCTGCGCCATTAAGCCCGATAGGACGAAGACCAAAGGCAGTATCTTGATTTGCCATTTTTGTTTCTCCTAATCAGAGCGACCCTATCTCTGTGGGCCGCCAAAGGTTACACGAGATTGACGATCAGGTTTATTGATCGTCATGGTTGAATGTGCATTCGTGCTCATCATGTCATTGTCAACAGCCTGCATCTGATCCGCGTTCCTCTGAGAAAAGTACTCGGCTCGTTCTGCTACCGTTTCCAATGGAATACGAGCAAGAATAAGTCCACCTACCCCAAACACACCTTCGTATTTTCCTGATTCGATTACCGGGGCCTCAAAGTCAGGGTACTCATCCTTACGAACCAGTTCCCAACCTTCGCGCATTTTAGCGCTGACGTTTTTAGTATCGTCAAAACCACGGGTTTCAGCCCGGATCCAACGATGCTTAAAACCATCCGGTGCAGGTGGTGCATCCAACATAGACGGGGGAGCCCACGGCTTACGCCTTGCCGTCTTCTCCCTAGATTGTTTTGCGCGAGAAGTCCGTTTTACAGAACCTTCAAACATTTCGTTTTGTTCTTCAGTCATCTTAACTACTCCTTCACGTATTTCGCGTATTCTTCAAGCGGCACACCCAATTTCTTCGCTATCGCGACTTGGCTAGGGGTGAGTCTAACCTTTTTCCCACTACTGCGCCCAGAGGTGTTGCGGGATACGGAAGCAACCGTCTGAGCGGGCCGTTTGCTACCACCGTTAAGCTTATGCGGAAACTCTGTCTGCATACGTCTGTCAAGCTCATTATAGTAGTCATTTGATTGTGGGTCAAACCCTTCGTCTTCAACGAGTTTTTTATGTATGCCAAAAGCAGCATATGTCATCGCCTCGTCGTCGCCAAACCACGTGTTTTTTTGAGCCCACTGCTCTGCCTTGGGGTCAGGCCTCCGCGGCTGTTGTTGAGGCATGGGCTGATTTACGGCCGCCTGCTGCTGTGCTTGGATTTGCTGTGCATAACGCTGCTGTTGCACCTTAGCCTGCTGAGCGCGGTCATTTTCAATAGCCAAACGGGTAATAGACCGTTGAGCCTCAATAACCCCGTTTGTGTCGCCCATTTCGATAGCTTTAGCCAATTTTTCTTCGGCAGAAACTATTTGTGACTCGACACGGTTGCTGTACTCATTAACATAGTTGTTATCCAGCGCATCCATGCGCTGCTTTAACTGATGCGCTTCAGCTTGCACACCCTGAGCATACTTCAGCGCTTCTTCCCGCTGACGCTCAGCCTCACGCATTTTCTTTGTTAGGCGGTCAATGCGCTTTTGCGTGGCATTTTCTGCTTTATCAAAATTGTCATCAGACTCTGCCTCTAAAGACACGTCCACCTGTTGTTTTTCGTTGTCAGATACCTCAA